GGGGCATCACTAATGATCTTAATGATCTGTGATGTACCGTCGGGTTATCTCTTTGTACGTAAGTACACTGTAACTTTATATAATTGGTGATAACTATGAATCCCCCCACTACTGCTACCAAAATCACTCGATTAGAACTTGTTAAAAAACTGGTCGATATGGACGATTTATATAGAGGAACATGTGAACAACATGCGCTAATATATGATCCTACAATTTTCGATTCGGTATGTTTCAACACGTGTTCTTTTCATGAGTTGGCTCTGGCAGAAATACGGCTTAACTATAAAATAACTAGTTTGCTATTTATGGTGGGTGTTTTAAAAGTATCACTTCTTTGGCAGGAAGAGGAGCCTGATAAAGGCTTTGTTGTTCCTGTTATCTCCAGCGGGGTGCATGCACCTGGCTGTGAGTCGTATAAAGTCAACAATGGAAGTAATGCTGATGACTACTGGAACTATTAATTCAGATAATCGTACGAATGTAGAGCAAGTTTACAATGGCTTAGGGACCGGTACATACCTCCTTGTAGGTGACTGGTTACGTAAGACATGGGCTGGCTCCGATTCAAACGGTACGGATAAACGTCCATTACCCGAGCATCCTTATAGCATGACGTCCACTGATATATCAGACAATATTGTTCTTTGGGAGTATTTCGATACTTCTGGAACAAAATTATTTGATATTACCAAAACGTCTGGCGTGATGGGGGTCCCTTTAGGTTCACCGTCTAGTCTTTGGACTAGTAATGATGATCTTAAATTGATCAACAAAGCTGCCAATAAAATTCGAGGTTCGGATCTCAATGTTGGAAACATCATTGCTGAATGCGGTCAAACAACTGCGCTATTCGCGCAAACCGCAACTCGTATTGCAAAAATGCTTCACTATATACACCAAGGTAACCTTTATGAGGCTGCTAGAAGTGTTACGGCGAAAGGGAAGGTTGTTTCTGTAACTCGTAAGGTGTTAAAACCCTTGAAATTGAGTGATGCCTCTGATGCGATTCTCGAACTGCAGTATGGTTGGCGTCCACTTCTTCGTGATGTGGACTCCGCTGTGCAAGGTTTAGCGAATCGTGCTCATCTTGGTATTCAACAGAAAACAAAGGTAACTCGTAGATTAAAAGATAATGTAATATACACTTTAGGGGCACCGAAGTACCTACTTCAACGTGAGGTAGTGGTGCAATATAGAATAGTTCATTCTATTCCCAATTGGCGTACAGTTTACAATTTAAATAATCCTCTCGCGGCACTACATGAAGTAACGCCATTTAGCTTTGTCGGAGACTGGTTTATACCTGTCAACGATTATTTACAAGCTATAAATTTTAAGCGAGATTTTGGATTAACATCAGTGTGGAAAAGTACATTTCTCATTGCTTCAGCTACTTTCTTAGGTTCAAATGACCCCCATATCCAGATAACTGGAGGGAGTTCTAGGATTAAGAAGGTATCTCTGTTGCGTGAGTCTGTATCTTTTGACACACTTGCTGATGTACCAGTGCCGCGGCTAAAAGACATTAGTAAGGCTTTATCGCCTGAACATCTCTTAAACGCCGGTGCGCTGCTGACATCGTCAGCAGGTCGCTTCCAAAGAATGGTGAAGTTTTAAGTCATTCCGAGACTTGTTCTTTGATATTAAAATTTCCCTCAACCGCTCATATGAGCTTTAACCTTAACGGAGTTTAAAATGGCCGCATTCGCGAACATTTCATTGCAAGACGGACAAGCTACACCTGTAACCCATGTCTTTGCACCTTTTGACCATTCCAACGATACGTATCAATGGCGGGAAACCGCCACTGGTTCTGTATTATCGGCAGCGGTTATATCTTTAGCGAAATTAAAAACTAAAGTAGGTGCTGGATTAGAGAAATTCAGGCTTAAAGTGTACGTCCCCGTGTTAGAAACCGTATCCGGAGTCAATGCTCTTGGATATACTGCTGCACCACGGTTGGCATATAGTTTACAGTCCCAATCGGACTTTATATGTCCCACGCGTGCAACCACCCAACAGCGCGTTGATCTTGTCACTTATACTCGTAACTTCATAGCTACGAGTGCGACTCAGATTCAAGATGCTATTACGTTGGGTCTCATGCCTAATTAAAGCGTGAGTAATTCATACCTATGAAAAGGATAGAATAATGGTTAGTATAACTAAAAGTTTTTTTGGTTTGTGGAGGAAAGATGAGTCAAGAACGTTTACTAAAACGCTCGCTCTTTTCTGTGCACAGCGTGCAGGTCAATGGTCGGACGAACTTACAAATCTCGTTCAATCTGATGATATTGCCGCGCTATGTGCTTTTGATATTACTTATGTTTCTGGCCTTAATGTTACGGAATTACGATATGCTCGACAATGTCTTAGCTTTTATAGTAAGAACACTGACTACGAGTTACGCGATACCGAACGTGAAGGCTGGTTAAGTTTTATTAAATCCGAATACCAGAACCTATTGACAAACAAGAAATGGTCCTTCCAGTATCAGCATGGCATTTTATATAGCCATGACGATTGTATTTTATTAGCAATCGCCAGAAAAATTGCTGATATCTTGGGAGAGTGCCCTAAACTTGAGTCTCTAGAGTTTGGTTTCGGTCCGGGTTCTAATGCCAACGTATCAAAAAGAACTGGGCCCCGCCATAAGTTACAGGCGGTGCCGGCATGTTCAAATGATATGGTGCCTATACTCTCAGAGTTGGCACTAACGATTCCTCATTACTTTAATAGCCACATCAATCGCTTAAAAAGCCGTTATGTGGAGTTATTTAATGGTCGGTTATCATTTGTTGATAAAAACGCATTGACTAAAAGATCTATTCTTATCGAGCCAGTATTAAATACCTTCGTTCAGAAGGGTATTGGTAAGATAATGAAACAGAGGTTGTTGGCTTTTGGGTGTAATTTATACTCACAAGTTAAAAACCAGATGTTGGCCTTGCAAGGGTCAATTGACGGTACAATCGCCACTGTGGATCTTAAAAATGCTAGTAATAGAATTGCTCTACTAGTTGTCTTTCACCTCGTTGGACTTTATTGTCCTGAGTGGTTAGAATTACTGCTTACAACTCGCACGGGTAAGTATGAATATAAAGGTCAGGTTCGTTCTTTGGAGATGTTTTCCTCAATGGGAAACGGTTTCACATTCGAACTTGAAAGCTTGATATTTTACGCCACGGCGCTAGTCGTTGCCGAGAGGCTCAGATTAGATGTAAGCAAAGTTAGTGTTTTCGGTGATGATATTTGTATCCCCACCGAAGGGGTAGCTTTGTTGTATGAGACTCTCAGAAAGATGGGATTTGAAATAAACGAACTTAAATCATTCGTTGACCCATGTGTTCCTTTTAGAGAGTCTTGTGGGCTAGACTATTATGAAGGTCAAAACATCAGGCCTTTTTACCAACGGGGAAGATGGACGCCAGCTCGTGTTATCGGTTTTTTAAATTTCGACCGGTCACATTACGAATTGGTTCACACTCTTCGGCATCTTATTCAAGATTATATTCCGCATGAGTTGCTTGAGTTTGGACCTCCGGGTCTAGGCGATGGCCACATACATGTTTTTGATTTTGAAGTTCAAGATGTTCTTTGTCCCACCATCCAAAGGCGTCAAAAGCCTTTTGATACAGAAAAACTTTTTACTAAGGATTCACGTTTAAGTGACCTTATGGATCGTTTTCCTGGACATCAACCGAACCGATATTTCTATAGCTTTGTAAAAACGCCGTTGAAAGACGATGTAGACGAAGTACTAGAAATCGGAGACGAGTTGTTCCCACTCTATGACATTTATGCGAAACCTTCACAAAGATTCTTGAAGAAAGAATCTCAATGGTTAGTGTCGTACGATGCATATGGTATACCTCATTACAGACGAGAGCTTCCATTCGACTTTCCGAAATTTACTAAAGATAAAACTATTAGTAAACAGGAAGTTGAGAAAGATGTTTTCACTGAAGATGATCCTTATACCTTAAGAGGTGGATGGGAGAGTAAGAAGTGCAAGATTTACGTGCACACTTGATATAGCTCCAGCGTTTTGTTTCGGCATAACGTTTGCCTACGCAGGAGGCTTCAAAAATCGTTGTATTACAACGTGACGGGGTAAGGTCCCTATTGCAAGGACTATACCTGAAAAAAGCAC